AGAATAACCTCCACGATATACAACACGCACAGAATTTATACCAACTGGAAAGTCATATCTAGTTCCATCGGTATCTACACGATAAATTGCGTTAAGATTATTATCAACAACATACTGAGATGCTGTAAGTGTAATATAGGTGCTAACTGTAGATTCCTGCAGTTCTTCCACCGTGCTAACAGTTACAATAGGTGTCTCAGATAAAAACACAGTATTTTGCTTCCACTTTAAAGAAAAGTACTCTGTTTTGTTAGTGCTATAATAGTCTAGAAAAGTTCGTCCGCAGTATGTTTTAACAAGATTACTAACAGAAGGTACAATAACGTTCAGTTTTGCGTCCTCTGTGTTACCCACAATACCACGAAATGCTTTATATTGATTTATAGTAACAAGATCAGCCATGCTTTCTTCCTCTCTTGAAAAATCTCCAGTGGAACCAGGCAGCCCAGCTAAATAGTAGTGCTAAGCCTATGTTCATAACGACCTCACCAACGGGAACCTCAATAAACTTAAGCACCTCAGGCTGACGAGTACGACTAATAACATAGGTTGAGTTTGCAGCATTCCAAAAAGCTGCTGCAATAACAGTAACTAGAGAAATCTTTAAAACCCAGTGATGCAATGCAGGCCAACGATGGACAGCATTATTTTCATTACCATAAATTAATATAAAAAATAGTGTCATTGAAATACAAATAACACTATTAGCCAATATGTTAGCAATAGGTAGTATTTCAATCATTCTTTTCTTCTTTTTTAGGTTCTTCAACAACCTCCGGCATAAGTTTTTTAGCTATGGCTTCAATACCACGTAAACCTATAAACCCTAATAAGAACGCTATACCATAACTATAATCAGTAGGAATACTTAAGAGGTCAATGACCACTGGAGTAAGATAGTTTGCACTACCTACACCACCCATGACACTCATCACTGTACTGCCTATTCGATTTGCTGCTCCCTTTTTAATTGTCAGTAGAGAGCCAAACAAACCGGAAATTATAAGTCCGACATTTATGCCGATTTCCTGTAAATTATTTGACATTTAGAGTTTCCTTCTACTAACCTAGTAGGGCATGGCGCCCCGGTTTCCCGAGGCGCCACTAGTTATATTACGATGCGTACAGACGCACGGAAGCAGACGGAGCCGCCGTGATGATTGTATCGAATCCGAGACGCTGCGTAGCAACGAGCTCGCGATGCTGGAGGCGCGGAATGTACTGCGACTCAATCGTAACACCGCGGAGGCGGGGAACGATGTAGTTGCGAGGATTGACAGCCATAGCATAAGCGGTACCGCTAGCAGGTGTCTTGAACTCATCGCAGAGGAGAACGCGCGAACCATAAACGTTACCGACTTCGCCGGTCAGTTTAGTGGCAATGGGGCCAACAAGGTTCATGTCCTGGAATTCACCGTCTTCCAGAAGGTTAAAGTAACCAACCTGGTTAACAATGAAGACCACGTCGCGGGGGCTAATGCCGTACTTGCCGAGACGCTTACGCAGATCAAGCATATTAGCAGCCGTCAGCGTAGGTGTAGCCGAAACGCCGCCAGAGACAGATGTGTCAAATGTGGCATCGTTATCGATAGCATGCTTAACAAGACCACTAAACGCACCTGTGAGGCCAGCGTTGGCACTAGTAGCTCCACCAAGGAGCATAGCAGATTCAACGGCGCGCTGATGCGAACGAACCATCGACTCGTTCAGAAGCGGGAGGATAGCAACAATGGCGTCCTCTTCGGTTTCGTTAGCAAGATATGTTAACGAAATAAGCTTCTTTGTGGTGATCGTCTTGCTTGTAAGGTCAACACCACCGTAGGGAGACCCGTAGGTATCGCCACGCTCAGCAAGGTTACCATGCGGATAGTTAGGTTCCGCAGCAGCTGTACCCTTCGCGGTCGAGAATTCAGCGTATCCAGCGTCCGGCAGGATCGGGATGACCATGCTAGCAGCATTCATTTGAATTTCGCGGAAGAGAGGGGCCAGAACGAGGCCGTTCTGGATATCGCGCTCGATAGCAGTAGAAACGATAGTTTCATACGCAGAGATCGTCACATCGGCAGGAACCTGGGTACCCGACATTGTGTTGGCTTTTTCAATAACGCTCTTACCAAACTTAGTATTCCATCCCTTATTGAGAACGGCACCAAGAACATAGGCATCACGCAGATCGGCTTCAGCAGCAGCTTTCCAATCTTTCTCAGTGTTAGCAACAAAAGCGCGCTTCGAGTTCTGAAGAGCAGCAACTTCCGCTGCACGATCCTGAAGGGCAGCCTTCAGAGAATCAATTTCTTTTTGCGTTGTTTCGCGGCTAGCATCAAACGCATTCTTAACTTCCTGAAGAAGTTTCTCGGCACCAGAGGCACCAGCAGACGCCGCAACTGTGCGGATCGCCTCTTCTTGGGCTTTTTGCTTTTCAGCTTCTTCACGGGCTTTCTTCTCGATCGCGTCCCGCTCAGCTAAAGCCATCTTTACGGCCACAGCTGATTGTTTCGCAATCAGAGCCGATAATTCCTGTTCGTCCATATTTTTTCCTTTCGGCTGCACGGCAGCCTGTAACTTACCAGATTCTGGTATAATTAGTCCTTTTTTGTATGCCTCAAATTCGGCTGGACTAAATGATTTGACTAGTTCAAAAGTTGCAGCTTGATTCGCTGGCACAGAAACCACACTAATTTCGTATAGTTCTGCATCTTTAATAAGCAAACCACCTGTGTCTTTCATGTAGTCTGCATCTTTGACTTTAAATCCGACAGAAAAGGTGCTAAGTACACCATCAGTAATAAGTTGCGCGATATAAGGATCAGCCTTGCTAATTTTCGCTGTAATCTCTAATCCTGTATCCGTAATCTTAAGATCGGTACCTCTACCTATAGGTCGATTGTAATCATGGTTAAACAAAATAATGGGGTTATTGAGGTAGTTTTTCATACCACCTTTTTGCCATGCGGAGGGCTCAATAATATCACCCGTCCGGTCAATGTCGCTAGTAGAAGCCATGCCTCTAATAGTGATCGTCGAAGAATCTTGCGAAACGGCTTTGATCTTCGACAAGAGTGTATAGATTTTATCCTGTTTCATAAGACTTTCTATTTTTCTTAGCGTAGAAAACTTGTGGGCCACTTCTACGTCTGATTCTTCATAACCTTCCCCCAGCTTACGCCAAACGGCAATTACTGCCGCCGGGTTATCAGGGGTTCCCGCAATACCTTGAATTCCTGTTTCACCATTTCTAACAATGCGTTTAATTTTGCCACGAGCAGTTCCTCCGCTAGAGTTCCACTGAACAAAGTCCCCTACTTTGAGGTCGCCAGGTTCAGCTTTTGTTTCCTGCTGAAGATATTCGTATGCATCTTTAATGTAAGTACAAGCTAGGATAACTTTCGAGACGACATACTTTGGTAAGCTAATCTCCTCAGTCATCATAGACTCGATTTCTTTTGCCGCATTAATTAGGATCATAAGCTCAGACTTAGCCATTCCGCCTTCGTAATCATACTCCTCATCAAGCTGCTTTTCGTAGCCTTCTGATTTAATATAGTCACGTGCATCACGGATATAATCTGTTCCTAAGATAATTTTTGAAATAACATGCCCGGGAAGATTATCATCATCTCCTAGCATATCATGTAATTTTTTGGAGACATCCATGATATTTGTAATTTCATACATAATCATGGTGCCTTTGATTTCGTCATCATCCTCCTCATCATCCTCTTCTTCTTCGGGATAATCAGGAAGTTCATAGTCAGACATGGAATCATCTTCTTCTTCGTCCATAGACTTTTTATCTAGACGATCCATGGTTGCCACTTTTGCCCGTGACCAACTAAACCCAGCATCACCACCCCAAAGGGCCCAAGCAACTCGTCCGGGAGAAGGATAACCCTCTTCACCGGGGCTAAAGCCTTGAGCTTGCTTATCGACCTCATGGCGACTAAAGAAGGAAAACATCCGTCTTACTGTGCTAGGGGATAATTCTGTCTTGTTCTTGAGCTGATTAGCGCGAGCTAAACCCACTCGGGTACCACCACGCTTACCTTCAGCTTTCCAAGCCAAGGCACGTTCAGCTTCCGCTTTCATGCCATCTGTTGGGACTAAATTGATATTTTGTCCTCTATACCTCGCCATTCTCTTCTTTCACTACCGGCTTAGGGGCAACTTTCTTTGCCACAGGTTTAGGTTTTGCAACCACTACCGGCTCTTTAGGTGGGAGTTTGCTCATTGCTGTTTCAACAATAAGCATAGCTCGACGCCATGTTCCAAAGTGTCTAGTAATTAAGGGAGCGCGAAACGGAGGGTTTAATTTTGCATATTGAACCTGATTCATTTCTCTAGGTTTAATATCATTATCCCTAAAATACTCAGCCAATTGTTCAGCAAAAATAGTGTTTCTACTCATTTGTTCCTTCTGGGGGTCGGCCACCAACACTGGGGTTGACAGCGGATCCTGCTATGTTTTGTGGGATACGTAATCCATCTTCATCAGGCATTACGGGGTAGGCAAGACCTTTGCGAGCCTCATTAACGGTAATAATGCCCGTATTAACTAGTGTACTATAGAAAGCGGCTTGTTCTTGCAATTCTGGTTGTAATCCAGGAATGTCGTTATCTGGAATAAGCTTGTATCCAAAGAAACGCTCAGACGCTTTAAGTACTTTATCAACCAACGGAATTACAGTTTCAATATAAAATAATCTTTGATTAGGTCTAATGTTAGCATTGTTGCCTCCATTAAGTAAAGTTGGAGGTATACCTAATGATTTTAAAACTCCATCTTCTTGAATACGTATGCTGC